ATTCGGATTAGAAATATCGCGTCAAAACAAGTCCGCAGGTGAGCCGTTGGTTCAGTCAAATCAGCAGGCTTCACAGCGCCCTGTCCCCGCAATACAGCGGCCGGACCAGTATTTGGATGTATTCTCACCCGCATTGTGCCACCGCAACTACGCATTCATGTTTCATAACATAGCGGAGGTGCAGTTTCCTATCATGTATATTGCCCAAAGGGCTGCGAACGCTCAGTTTGTGCTTCGCAAGTCATCGGATGACACCATCGTGTGGGCTGACAGCGTGAGAGGTATGAGGGACAGATATGTTGCCGGAATTGTCGAGAAAGGTCTTCTTCAAAGCCCTAACCCGTACATGACTTTCAAGGAGTTCGTCATGAACTCTATCATCAACAAACTGTTGTTTGGCAACGGCTACATATATGCCTACACCGACAAAAACGATGGCAGACTGTGGGAGACCTGCAATTCTTTCTATGTGCTTCCGTCGCAGACTGTTTACTTAGAACAGAATAACAGAAGAGTCATCGGAGGAATAGACGATGTGCGGTATCACTACACAGACGGCGGAATAATAAGAATCATTCCGTCCGATCTGATGTACCATACCAAAGACCTGCCTACGTTCAACTCAACCCGAAATGGACAGCTGATGGGACGAAGCAGGCTTGACGCTCAAAAGTACCCGGTCAGCAATATCATCGCCGTGTACGAGGCACGTAACATCATCTACGTGAAACGCGGAGCCATCGGCCTCATCGTCAACAAGGACAAGGACGTTGACGGAAGTGTCGCGCTCACCTCGAAGGAAAAGGAGAAGATGCGTGACGAGTTCTACAGCACATACGGCATCCAAGGAGACAAAGCGCCTGTGGCCATCATCGAAAAGCCTGTTGACTATATTCCCATTGGGATGAACATCGCGGAACTTGAGCCTTTCGAGGAGTGCCTGCTGGACGCTGCCGCAATCGCCGGAGCCTACGGGGTTGACAGCAACCTTATACCGCGCAAGGACAACCCGACATTTAACAACCTTAACACCGCAGAGCTCAATGTGTACAACTCGGTGGTCATGCCAGAGGTGAAGTCGTGGCTTGACGGCTTCAACCGCTTCATCGGCCTCTACGATGCTGGCTACTACATCGACGCGCTGTGGGAAGATGTTTCGATACTGCAAGACAATGCACAGAGACGTGAAAACGCAAAGGCAAGCACCAGCGCACGTTGCGAGAAGGAGTTCAAGGCTGGTATCATCACCTTGAACGACTGGAGAGCGGCTATCGGCCGTGAACGTCTCGAAGGAGATATATACAACAAGACCCTGCTCGAAATGACGTGGCAGGAAATTCAGTTAATCAACACCATCAAAGGAATTTAGAAATGGATGCAAGACTTTTAAAGACAAAATCAAACGCCGTTGAGGGTAGGGTCGTGACCGTTGCCGTCAACGCTTTCGGCAACATGGACTCCCAGGGCGACATCAGCGTTCAGGGGAGTTTCACCAAGACCCTGAAAGAGAATTTCGGACGCATCAAGCATTTCCTGAACCACGACACCGACAAACTCATCGGCTGTCCGCTGGAAGGCAGGGAGGAAAACGGATATCTGGTGATGGTCTCCGAAATGGCCAATACCCAGCTCGCCAACGATGTGCTTGAACTCTACAAGCTGTACGACAAAAACCAACGCACGCTGGAGCACAGTATCGGCGTGGAAGCCATGCAGCGCGACAAGGATAATCCGTCGAAGGTGCTGCAATGGAAGCTGTGGGAATATTCCACGCTGTACAGCTGGGGTGCCAACGAGAAGACCCCGTTGCTCGGCATCAAGCGCGACGACCTGCAGAAATTCCCGAAGAAGAGCCTTGATTTCGTGAAGCAGGCTCTTGAAATGAAATTTTCCGACCATATCCTGATCGCTGCCGACGAGTTGAGAAAACTCATCGAAAAGGCAACGGACGGGCAGGCCGGAATCATCGAATGCGGATGCGGCAGGTCGTTCGATTATTTCGCACAGCAGGAGCACTCCATCGACAAGGAAATCCTTGAAGTTTACAACGAAGCGTTGAGGTGGATGTTCCATGACGTTGCCTGGGATGAAGCCTACAGAAAGTTTCCAGAGGTTCAGGCGGAAGTCGTTGAACTGCTCAACGAGCGCAAGGAAAAGAGCCTGATGAGCGAGCTGTCGTATGTCGAATGCCCGTTCTGCGGAAGGAGACACTACCGCAACGAGATTATCACCATAGAAGAGAAAAGCCATGTTCAGCCTGTTGTGAAGCCGTCTGATGACACTTCGCATGTCGCACCGAAAGGAGTGACGTTTGCGGCGATAGGCAACATGCTCAGTAAATAAACATTTTATTCACAAAAAAACAAAAACCGAAATGAAAAAGATTCAAAAGTTTTTGAGAGAGACCAAGACTGGCGGTATGCTGGGCTGCAAACGCAGATTCCAAATGCGCATGATGTGCTTCGGTCTTCTGATTCTGTGCCTCTGCCTCACCGCTTGTGTCGCAGGAGCCGTTGAAACTGGCAACTTCGCCCCCGTGGCGATGATGGCAGTTGCGCCCGCAGCCGTGGCTGTGGATTTTACCCAATTCGCCAAGAAAAACGAGGATTTGTCCCCTGAGGAACAATCCACGTTGGGCACAATCCAAAAGTGTGTCAGCGAAACCATCAACCAAGCCCTCCAAGGAACCATCACCGAGGAGCAGATGATGGACAGATTGAAGACGTTAAGCGAGGAAATTGACAATAAAAGCAAAGAGTATTCGGACGCTCTCGAAGTCAAGCTCAAAGAAGCCAACGACATCATCACCACCATGCGCAACGATCTGAACGGATTGCAGGAGGATATGCGTAAATCCCGCGAAGCCTTCGAAAAGAGCGACAAGACCTCCGAATCCATCCGAAAAGCCCTCGAAAGCGACAACTACGAAGCCTTCTCCAATGGCCGTCAGAAGTCCACTGGCCTTATCGGCATCGCACTCGACAAACTCCGCAACAAAGGCGTGGTTTCCATGACTGGCAACTACTCCGGCAACGTTTTCACCGCCGGACGTTCCGACGTGTTCAACAGCGAAGTCGCCCTTGTGCGTCCTCACTTGAGGGACTACATGCGCGTCATTGATGCCAACGATGAAGAGATCACCACCGTGTACTATCGCCAAATGTACGATATCAACCGCGCTGCCCTCGCAGTCAGCGAGAACGGAACTCTCCCCGAAGGCTCCTTCAATGTTAAGGAGAAAGGTGCTGAAACCCACCGCGTCGGCTGGTATTGCTTCATTTCCAAACGTATGCTCCGTAAGGTTACGTACATCATGAACCGTATCATGGAGTTGCTTCCCAGCGGCCTCTATCAACAGGAAGACTTCCAAATCCTGTGGGGTGACAAGAAGGATGCCAACTTCGAGGGTATCGTGAAGGTCGCCCTCACCGAGAGCGCACTTTCCGGCACTGTGTACACCGAGCAGACCGCAGGCAAGGTCAAATCCATCGCCAGCTACGACAACGGCGCATCTGTGCTTGTGACCCTCAACGGTGAATACGCAAAGATGAAGACCGGCATGAAGGTCGTGTTCAGCGGCTTCCAGACCTGTACGGCTCTCAACGCAGCTGCAGGCTTCGAGATCAAGGTGCTCAACGACCACACTTTGGTTGTCCCCTGCACCTACACTGCCGAGACCGATTCCTCCGTGCAGACCAACGCTTTGTTCACCATCAGCGAGACCGCTGGCATTGTTGAAAACGCCAACATCGGTGACGCTATCAGCGCGGTTGTCTCCTATCTGGAATTCGACGTGTACCGCCCGAACATGATCGTCATCAACCCGATGACCTTGAACACGTTCCTCGGCATGAAGGACGGCATCGGCCGCCCGCTGTGGAGAGAGTACTTCGAGGTCAGAGGCGGTGTGTACTACTTCCGCGGCCTCATCCCTGTGGTGCCTATTGACGCTATGACCAAGGGCAAAATCCTTGTCGGTGACTTCATGAACGGCGTTGAGCTGTACGACACGCAGAGAGGTTTCATCGAGTTCGCAGAGGATGTTGACACCAAACTCGCCAACGAGGTTGCCGCCATCATCCAAGAGGAGGTCATCATGCCTGTCCTCTGTCCTGAGAGCTTTATGTATGCCGACATCGCAAACGTCATTTCCGCAATCAACGTGGAGGCTGCTCCCGCCAAGGTGGCCATCACCTCCCCGCTGAACGACGATCAGGACGCTCTTCTGATGGAGGCTAAACAGTAACAATAGATTGAATCCAAGGCGGCGTGTCCACGGGCATGCCGCCTTACACTGAATTAAGGACATGATAGTCAGAACCGAAGATTTCCGTTGTGAAGCCCGTATTCCGGGACTTTTGCCCGCCAGTCCGGCGAGCCCAGTCAACAGCGTCATACTTGAGACCGTTAACCAGTACATCGAAAAGTATGAGCCGATTTTCATGCGTGATTTCGGCTTCACTGATGCGGAGACCGCCGATATTGAGGAATACGCCGCGAAAAAAGAGGCTGACCAGAATGACGAGGTGATGAACAATGTCCTTGCGAGGTTGCGGGTTTCCCTGTCGCACTATGTGGCGTTCATGTGGTTCCGCTCGCAGGTCAACACTCCGATAGGCGGTGTCGTGCTGGATAGCGAGAACGGCAAGAGGGTGTCCACCCTCGATACGCAGGTAACTGTATGGAACCAGATGGTTGACAACAACATCGAGTTGTTCACCAGCCTGTTCCCCGACGGAAGCCGTCACATGCACGGAGAGTTGTTTCACCATATCAACAAGTGGAATATATGACAACGGCACGTGACATAATCCTCGGAGCCGTGGAGCGGACGGACGAAAACCTCCGAAGCCTTTTCAGCAAGGAGGAGGCGTTCATCCGATTCCTGAGCGGAAGGTCGAAGACCGTGGAAAACGAAGCCACGCTTCTGTCCATGAGCACGGCGACCGACCCTTTCCCGATGGTGGCGATGTTCACCGAAGGGGTGACCGAATGGAACGAGGGTGCGCTCCATGTTTTCAGGATTCCGAAGATAGCGATAGTCATCAGGACTTTGCCGTTCGCAACGGAGGTGCAGCGTCTCGAAACGGGTTTCAGGACAGTGCTGCACCCGATATTCGAGGAGTTCGCAAGACAGCTTGAAGCCGTGAACCACGGTTACAGGCTTGTAATAGAGCACTTCGACCTCCCATGTATGGGAAACGCCGTGAAATCGGCATCGCTGAACCAATTATGCGACGCGGTGATCATCCGCAACCTCAAAATGAAAGTGTACGACAAAAAGTGTTAGACATGGCAAAGAAAAAAGAAACCGAAACGCAGCGGGAGACCGGGGCGGCCGCAAAGAAGGCTGGCAACGGCGTGAAGACCTACACGTTCAAAAACGGGCGCAAGGTCAAGATGACCGCCAAGCAGGCCGAACAGTGGCGCAAACTCGGGTTCCTTGACTAAAAACCATCCGACATGGAAGATACTACGAAGATTACGAAAAAAGTGGTCAACCCCGCGACCACCGTGAAAGA